TGCAATGCTTTCAATGGTATCATTTATTTTATCGCTGAACCTTTTGAACATAGCAATAAGCTCAGTAATTCCGTTTATGACTAAAGAAATACCCAAAGTGACCGCCGCCCACATTGCGGTTGCCTTGATTTTTACAACATCCATTGTACCGCCGAGCATGAAGAACATACCCGACAAAGACGTGATAATCCCTCTTATACTACCGCCACCACCGACAGCCATACCGATTGCCGCTCCCATTTGACGTGCGGAAAGACCGGTAGTATTCATTGTATTGCCTAATCCACGCACAGCATTCTCGGTCGGTTTTAGATTAGGTGATATTGCTTGCAAGCTGTCAAGTTCAGATTTCAAGCGTTGTACTTCGGATTGTGCTTGCTCTAATTTCTCGGTCTCGATTTGAATGTCGATAGGGTCTGTTAATGTATCTTTTATGAGTTGATGCTCTTCATATACTTCTTGCATCTTTTGCCGTGCGGATTCAAGCTGTGCCTCGACATTCTGCATATTCATAACATCTTCAACAGGAGCAGACAAAGTATTACGGAAATTTTCATATGCCTGTTCTGTTTGTGCTATTTCATATTGTAACGCTCTAAGATTAGCGGGTTCGGTTTCTTTTTCTAATTCTGCATTGAGATTTTTGAGTGTATCTTCAAATGCCTGTATATCCGCTCTCGCTTGTTGAGCTTGCTCACTTATATTAAACGGTCTCGATGCGGTAAGGCGTTCAAGCGTATTTGAGAGGTCAGTCGATGTATTTTCAAGCTGCTTTAGTTCTTGGGTCGCTACTTTCAAATCACCTTGAATAGAATAAACAAATTTATTAGCTTCATCTGCAGCCGCCGCAAAAGGCTCTGTTAGCCTTTCAGCTTCATCATAATAGCTTTTTATGGCTCTTTTTGCCGTTTCGATTTGCTCGGTTGAAAGTAATTCGGGTTTCTTTAACCCTGTTTCAAGCGTTTGTATTTGGTTAGTTAAATGCCTTAATCTGTCGCTTATATCTTTGGGGAATATATTATCTGCGGATTCAGCGGCTTTTTTATATTCGCCTTCCATTTCCGCTATTATTTTCTTTTGGTCTTCGATGGCAGTATTAGTATCTTTGAATGATTTTGTGATTTCAGAAATTTGTCTTGCTGATTCTCTTACACCTTTGATAAGCCCTTGTTGATTTATCTTAGTGTCTATAACAATGCGACTGTCAGCCAAATTTCTCACCACCTTTTATATAAAGCGGTATTATCCGCTAATATCACCAATCATCGTCAGCGAAATAATCATAATCAATATCAACAACATCTACCCCGATTCTGTTGATTTCGGAAATTTCCTCTTTACTAAGAACGCCTCTGTGCTTCTGTGAACGCAAATAAATCAAGCGGCACAAAAAACAATCTTTGGGAAGTTCCTGTATTAAACTCCAAAAATGCCAGTGTGTAAGATTTGTTTTGTACAAATCAATTTTATGGAAAGTATAAAACGCATTGTATATATACTTGAAATCTTTCTCTACGCTTATTAAAACAAGACGTATGCGGTTATCTTTTTTGTTGATTTCGTTCATTTTAAGATAATTTAATGCAACATCAACAGATTCATTTGAAACAACCGGAAGAGGACAAAGATACATCAATTCAATGAGTAACTCTGCCCTCTTCCAATCTTTAAGCTCTTCGTCTTGCAACATAGATTCTACAATTTGACAATTAAGCCAATCGCCGTCAATTTGATATTCAACGCCGCCAATCATTACCGCTTCGGGGGAACGATGGCGGTATTGACTAATTTGTTTTAGGTTCATCATTGGGCGTGTCACCGCCTTTGCTTGCTTGCTCTTTCATGGTTTTCTTGTACTTCTCGGCGATTTTATCCTGTGAGTTTCGCTCACTCTCACCCTCAAGCTGTGCCGAAAACTCAAACACAGGCATTAAAGATGTTGTAAGCAAATCAATACCGGTCGGGCTTTTATCGTGTGTAAGCAGACAATCAATGACACCTTTACCGACAATGACATCGCCGCTATCAATCAAATTGTCGATAGTGTCGCAAATCGTGTCGGCGGCATTCTCGATTTTATCCAACGCTTCAAAGAACGCTTCATCCGCAATATCCGACTTAGGAATGTCGGGGTAATCAATATTACGGATTTTTGCCAATTTCATTAATGCACTGTAAAACTTGGTGTAATTATACGCCCATTTGATACGTCCGATATTGGTATCACAACGGATTTTGCAAATGACTTTATCAGCAACAATGATTTCATCACGGATTATACCGTCTTCACCAAGAACATCTTTAAGTGTTTTGCCTGTTTTAACATTAGCTTTCATGGATTAACCTCCGAATTTTTTATTTTCTTTGTCGGGTTCGGTCTTTTCGGGTTCTGAAGCGGCAACGGTTGACTTAGCGGATTTGTCCGATTTATCTGTTTTATCCGCCGTTTCAGTCCATTCTTTTCCGTACTTCGCTTTAATCACGTCTTTTGCTCTTTCAACGTCTTTGTATTCGACAACTCCGTTATTGTCAACAGCACCTCTAATGAGTTTGTCGCCCTCTTTTAATTCCGATTGGAATTGAGCTTGCCGAGCATATCTCGGATTTAATTTTATTTTCATAACAGACTCCTTTCTTTAAGCCGCCGTAAATATTTTTGTGGAAGGGTTCCACATACCTATTTCTTTCTCACCGCTGGATGACATGGTTGTATCGCCTGTAAGAGCGTTACCGCCCTCTACATTGTTACCGTCAATCGCAATTGAGACAGGTCTGCGTTTCGCTCTCACCGCTGTAGGTGTATTTTCGGGGTTATAGCCTTCCGTTTCTACGAGCGTTGACATTGCATCATCGCCTACAGCTTCCGTGAAGTCTAATTCGTTGAGGTAATCGCCTACAGGGTCACCGACAAAGAATTCCCTATTAACAGCCCACGAAACCTCATAATTTTCAAGGCTTGACCTCGGTTGCTCTTCGGCAATATAATGCGTTGATACGTTGTTCGGGTTGTTTGATTTCGGCATTGCGGTAATACCCTCATTCATCAACTCGAATTTCGGTGTGCCGAAAGGGTCTACATCAAGAAAATAATTCTTCTCGGTATGCCTTACTTTTCTACTTGCCATAATAATAACTCCTTAATTTATTTTATAATATCCTTTGGAATATTATATATAGTTTCATAAGTCAGCTTTAATTGAACATCGTATTCGCTGACTCCCTGCTCGACTTCTGTTATAATCTCCATACCGCCCATGCACTCGAATTTTTCCTCGGTGCTGTCAAGTATTGATTCAACAAGCTCATTGTTCTCAACGTGATATTCCCTTGAAAACATAGGCAGCTTAGAATTTTGTAATGTAGTTCCTCTGAAAACTTCATTCATTTTAATCCAGTCCGCAAACTGTACAAAGAAATCGCCTGTTGCTTTGCGGTCGGAATTCATTTGATTAAACCGCCGTAACAAAAGACGTAAATTTACTGTGGTTATTATTGTTTTAGTCGTTCCCGCTATTGTGGTAGAGGTTTCAATCGGATTTGTGCCGACAACAACAAGAGCGTATCCCAGCTGTGTATCGGACTGAATAGCCATATAATCAATTTCCATGCTCATTGATGGTGCGATTTCGCTGTATGATTTGAGATAATCTACAGTCGGGGTCATGTAATCAATCGGGGTAAATTCCATCGGTTAAAACTCCTTTGCAATCAGTTTCGCATAAAATGTATTCCATACTTCAAGCCTGTCATTCATAGCACGTCTATCCCAAAAGCCCCCCGCCTTTTTATTCGCTGCGGTGCTGAATTTATACTGCGGATTATAATAAAGCCGCTTTGCATAAGGCGTTTCATAGACAATTTCACTACTGCCGATTATAGTATTAAGAACCGCACTATTAATCAAAGCCCCTGTTTCCATTGGCACATACGGACGGAACTCATTCATTAAATATCCGTCCCATGCTTTTTGGGGGCGTGAGCCTTTGCCAAAAGTAGCATTTATTTGTTCTTCGCCGTAAAACGTAAGCCAAACATCGGCAAATCCACTGCGGAATAGATTTTTTGTAGTAACTTTCATAAAAAATCAACTCCTTTTGCTTTTTATGTTTTTTCGGCAACGACAAAATAACCAACGCTTACCGCAAGTACAATTATATAAAATTCCGTGTGATTTTCGGAATTTATGTTGACCTTTTTCGCCTTTTTTTACCCAATACAGAATGAAATCAATAACACAATTATATCTTTTAATGCTCATATCAAGCCCTCATAAGTACATGGCGACTTCTTGGCGAACCCCGCCGATTGTCCTCGACTTCCTGTACACGTCTTGCCCCCGGTATTCTTGTCGCTGCGGTTTCAAAATGACGGCGTTCAGCGTTGGTAACATCTGTATTATTCCCCCACGGAATCTCTATGTCGGTTTCATGGTCAACGATGATTGTATTTAACTGCGTTCCGATTTCAACGCTCCAGTAACCGCCTAATATTTTTTCCGTGTCCTCTAAAATATCTAAATTATAATCATAGACAGGGATTTTCTGTATATTAAGCTCCCGCCAACGCTGGGGGGGAATGTCATTTATAGCGGGAGTGCCTAAGATACGCCATATATGCCACGGTACATACTGCATATTTGGCTCATCGAATGCTTGAATGAAATTGCTTTGTGCTAAGACTACTCCTGTTTTACGTGCAATTGTCGCACCGTCTGACCGATATATTCCACGAGTAAGCACACGCCGCATCGGTTTTCTCAACCGATTATCCGCAACAGTGCTTGACGATTCGATAATGTAACGAGGATATATTGTGATTATTTTGAGCGTTTCGCCTCTTGTCATCATAACGACCCCGACACAAACGCATTGAATGTGTCGCCTGTTGTTGAAACAAGCCTATCTCTTATAAGTTGGTCTATTTCCGTTTTTCGCTCTTTGCCGTCTTGCTTAGTCCACCCATAACCCGCATTGCTTTCTGACTTCAAGCCTTCCGTTCCGGCAAGGTTTGATTTGTACTCAAACATATCATCCGCAAGCTCACACTGCAAATCCTTTAATTGTAAAGGCGAGTCTGTTATTTGAATTCCTCTGAAATTCCTCTTTTGTATTTCACGATAAGCAGCTTTTGAAAAAAAATCAAAATCAGATTCCGTCATTATTGGTCGTTCAAAGCTATAAGTATCTCGATAAAATTCCCAGTCAACCCACATAATCGCTACTCCTTAAATTTTTACACCCATCGCAATTGTCCATCTACAGATTGTAGAGTTGCCGTTCCGCTTGTAGGCGGTTTAGGAACTCTCACATAATTATCATCTTCCATGACAAGTTTGTATGAATTCCCGCCAAACTCAAAGTATACTCCATTTCCACCCATACCATGAGCCTTAAAACGTAAAATCGCATTTCCTCCATCTCCGAGAATTTTACAACCATCTTTCAAGTCAATATCTGTATCACCAATCATTTTGAAATATGGAACGCCATCTTTTTTAGAAGGCAAACTCGAACCGCCAGAAACGCTATTTACTTCTGCCATAGCGAAAACAGCACCATCGTGCATGATATGCTTTGAATCTCCGGTCATGTCATCCTCAATACGACCGTGGCGACAAACACGCCCGCCGCTCATAAAGAAATCGCCGCCGTTTTTGTCAAAAATATTGTTGTAATGTTCTACATTATTTGACTTTCCAAAGAAAACACGACCGCCAGTATGTCTATATTCGGCATCTCCATTATTTGCGTTGGGAATATAATAACCAAAATTACCACTTGTGAATTGTAAACTTCCAGTACCAGCATTTATATCTACAGAACCACTTGTAAAACGAAAATCGCCATGCTTAAAGAAAAAGTTACCATTCTCAAACTCAATCTCTGCACCCGATTTAATCTGTATCCGACCGCCAATCAACCATGCTGTGAAATCATTGTGTAATGTTAAATTAGCACCATCGCTTTGATTAGGCACTCCCTCGGCTTCATAACTGTAACTACCAGAACTATCGCCAGTGTTATCTCTCGGCGTTCCTCTGCCTTTGGTGAATAGACTGAACCGAGCAATATCATCATCAGTATAGAATCTGAACTCTTTATCACCGCCAGAGCCGGTTATAAATGTTTCACTGTTTATGCCTTCCGGCAATCCCCCCCGCTGTTGCCGATGGGCTTACCTCGGTATAAAGGCACTTGCTCTGATGTTTCGCTAAACTGGTTTAATACTTCTCTATTGTCGTGATTAGCTTTATCAAGCTGGGCATCCACGGCTTGCCCTGTCGGATATTTTGAAATAAAATCAGCCATTTGCTTATCTCCTTACTTTAAATGCTTTTAAATCTGCGGTAACGAATCTATAACCGTCCTGTGTCATAAATTGACGTGGTTCGGGAGGTTTGGGCGGCTCTCTGTCTTGTTGCTGTATTATAGCGGCAAATGTCCGCAATCCCTGTGGGGTTCTTACGTTTAACATAAAATATACCTCATATATAAATCCTCACCACTACATAACAAATAATCATGCACTGGTGAGGATTTACCCTCACCGCCTATTTGGTTTCTTTTGCTTCAACTTTCTCCCGCAATGCCTCAATCATTTCTTCATGTTCTTTGATTGTGGCATTTGCCGTTTCGAGTTCTTTTTTGAGTTTAGCAACCTTGCCTTTTTCGACAGTCAAGGCTTTTTCAAGCTCGGTTATTTTTGATAACCCGCCGTCATTTTGCTTTTTCTCGGATTTAACTTTTACAAGTTTTCCGCTTGCAGTATCTCTTTTATAAGCCATATTAACCCCCTATACTATCTTTTCGACATTCTCAATGAGAATATGCTTTTGTTCGCCGCCGTAGTTACAGCCGAGTTGTGCGTATAATTGAGCATCTTTGCTTGCCCCTTTACGAGCCAACGGCATAATAACAACAGATTCGTATACTTCTCCGGTTTCGTCATCAATGTACGGCTTTTCCTGTACCGACATTTGATTCATGTTCAAGAGTGCGATTTTGTTATCGGGAATCATGCTGTCCCAATTCACATTCAAATCGCCGTATTCGGTCATGATTTTCCGTACCGCAAATCCGCCCTCGTCCCTCGGAGTTTCAGAAGAACGGCTCGGCAAGTTGATGTAGAACTTCGAGAGAGTCCGCAACATTGCATTGTTTACCCATATTTCGAGTTCTTCCGGATTACATCCGTTCTTGACAGCTTCTCGGATTGCATCGTCAAGCATTTTGTCGCTAAATACCGCACCGCCCTCATCAACTCTATTAGAATCAATAGCAGTAAGTATACCCCTCGACCTCGGAGCGGTTGTTTTACTACCACGCACAAACTGATATACGCCGTTTAACAGAGTGTAGTTTAACTGACGGCGAATATGCAACCGCCCTTTATTTGCTTGGTATTCAAACTCATTCGGCGTGTTGTTTTCGGCATTAGCTAAATTCACACCGCCCAATGCTTGACTATCCGACTGTTTGAGGAAAGAAACAGATATTTTACGATGGAATATCTGAATTACGTTGTTTTCTTGTCCTCTTTCGCTCGTAATTGCGGGAGGGGCTTCCATCGCCTCTTCCTCTGAAATATTCGGTTGCTCTACCGTTTCGAGTTCGTCATAACTTGCCGTTACAAACTCGGTTGATTGTTTTGATGTTCTACCAGTAGCGACAACATCGGGAAATTCACCCCCGACAGATTTACCACGCTCCAATGTAGCTTCTAAAAATCTTGTGGAGGGGTCGCCTTTTGTGAATAACGCACCACTATAATTTATAGTGTCTGTACCTGTAAATTCCATATTAGATTACTCCTTTTCTTATTTTAGCTTAATACCTTTTTTCGCCGCTATCATCGACAACCGTGTCATCAATGTGCCGTTTTTATTCTTTTTAGCTTCATCAAATTGTGATTGCAATGATTCAGCTTCGGTTGCTGTAAGCGGCGTTTTGCCGGTGTTACCGTATGTTGCGGTTGCCGGCGTTTTTTTTGTTTCTTCTTCAATCGGATGCTTTTCAACATATTCCTTGACAGCATCTTCTATTTCGTCAACGGTTTTAACCGTTTTCTCCAGCCTTAATGTTGCAAGTTCCAATTTATCACCTGTATAACCACTATCTTGAATCGCTTTATTAAGTTTGAGCGATAATAATTCGGCATCTCGCACCTTTGCCGCCTCTTCAAGCTCGGTTATGCGGGTTGCTTTGGTTTTTGATTCACCCTGCAAGCGTTCAAGTTCGGGCTTTTCCTGTTCAGCTTTTTCTTGGGTTTCTTTGATTGCTTTTTGCTGTTCAAGAAAAGAGGTTATATCATCCTCGCTTTTTAATCCTAATTGAGCCATTAAAGCCTTTTTCGCTTGTTTCCCCTCTTTAGCCGCAATCCTTGTAACTTCATCTTGCGTGAATGATTTTTCGGGTTTGGTTTCTTTTTTCTGTTCCCCCGATTGAGCCGGTTTGCTTTCCGCTGCGGTCGATGTTTCTGTTTTAGTTGTTGCTGATTCTGTCGAACCTCCCGATGCCCCACCGTCCGAATAACGGAACATTAACTTTTTCCATTTTGGTACTAACATAATAATCTCCTTTTCAGTTATAAGTCTGATAACTTAATCCGATTTTTGAAATCGGTAAATTAAACATCTTTTTTCTCGACTACACGCATATAACGATTAGAATTATAATTATCGTGCATAACCGTTTCGTCACATTCGGGGCAGTCAACATAAAGATTTGCACCGCTTTCACCGCCGCCAATATCTTTTCCGGTATAGGTGAAATCAGTATTGCATTTTTGGCAAGTGGCTAAATAGTTCTTATCTTTGCCTTTTTTGAAAACTTTTACAGCCATTTTGATACTCCTTTCTATGCGATTTTCTCACGGAAATACTGGCGTTTTAATCCTGTTTGCTCTGTGAATTCCCTTAATCTATATTGCCATTCCTCGATTTTTGCATTAGCCTTTCGAGATTTAACCGTTATTCTTGGAGTTACATTTCCGGCAGCAGAATATATTTCCGATTTCCTTTTATGATTACGCTCCTCCCGCTCCATATCACGTTGCATTTGAGAAGCGGCGTAAGGGTCAAGATTATACTTTTCATTAGTTATTGGGTCAACGAATATATAACGTGTTTTTGCCATTTCTTCAAGCTCTTTCTTGGAATGAATGATGTTTGTCATACCGGGAATAAAAGCCCCCTCACCATGCCGACAGTTGGGACCGTGGATGCCATCAACCAATCCATATCCGCAAGTTGTGACAAAATCCTTATATTTGGAAGGGTCTACATTCGGCTCTGTCGCTATTTCTTTCCAGTAGTACACACCGCCTTGCCATGATTCATGGTTGATGTGACCTTCACCCTTATTACGAGCGTTCAAATGAGCCGATACTTGCACGTATGATGTGCCGGTATCAATCATCATCTGCTTTGTCATTTCTGCGGCGGTTTGATTGACTGATGTTCTTACATTCATAAGGACTGCTGCTTCAAGCGAGATTTCTCTGCCGCTTGCATAAGCAAAAACATAATCCTTTTCTCCGCCGCCGGTTCTTGTTTTGATACCTTCTCGCACCAATTCGTCAACCGCCGAATTAACCGCTTCCGTGTACGAAAATGCACCGCTTGCCGTTTTACCGTAAGCAGTGCTAAGAATATTCTTGAACCGTTGCTCTGCGTTAATAGCGAATGTGCCTGTCATATTGCGTAAATCGGTATTAACACGTTGGATATTAGAATTAACAATGCGGATATAATTATCTATTGGAGGCGGGGAAATTTCCGCTTGATTGTAAATCGTTGATTCGGTGCGGTAATTTTTAACCGCCATGTCCTCGAATAACTCCCTTACTTTCTCACGGCTCAGTGTTAATGTTGCTCTTATTCTCTTTAATGTTTCCGCATTCAAATCGTTTATATTTCGGTTTGTTTCTAAATCATAAACGAACATCTCAGATAAACGCCGCTCTATTTCCTCTTGCGATAATCCGCTATATCTCAGCCTTTCAAACTGATATGCGGTGGTTGCCGTTGCTTCTGTAGTTCCAAATCGCTGTACAGACTTAACTATTCGGCGAGTAATATCATTAAGCGTGGCTGTGTGTAAATCACTGTAAATATTAGCTACATCATCAGAAGCATAGATAAGATAATCGGGTGACAACATCTAAATCACCTACCCATATTCAGATTCAAGCTCTTCTTGAAATCCCTCTGCCGCCGTTTCTAAGTCGGTTTCGAGATACCAAGCACGGTTTTCTAAAGGCGTAATAACTCCCGCCGCTTGCCAGCGTAACCGTTCTTCTGCTTCTTGCTTTCGGTCGATTGCATAACTCTCATTCCATTCAAATATAGAGGTATATTCCCCCGATGGAATGCCCTGCAAATCCGCTAAAACATTGAAACTGTCTATTAAATGCTCAATGCCTACTTGTAATATATCTTTCTGCATGGTGGAAATCGTTGTCATCAACCGCTCTTTGCTTGCTCTGAATTCCTCGGCAGTACGCTCTACCATGTTATTATCGCTGATAATTCCGTAAGACAATCCGCAAGCAAACTCGAACCGCCTAAGTATTCCGTTCATTCGCTTGTCAAGTTGTATTATTCTTTGTTCGGGGGCGAATAATTCAGCTTTATCTCTTTCTTTATTTGTGCCGTCAAATGTTACAACGTGGTCGGGTTTTCCTATAAGATTGCCGTCTTTATCTTTTTTGAAGTGGTCGATAGGAGTATAAAGTATTGATTCTGCTGACCTAAACTCTTTATCTGTTCTCGCTTCATGCGAATCAGCTTTACGGATTAACTCTATCCCCTTGAACCACACAGGAAGCCCCTGTCTTTGGGGCGATTCGATTTCAACGTCCGATTCATTACGAATAAGCACGAATAAAGACCTTTCAATATTGTTTATTGTAAAATCTTGTAAATCCGCCCATTCCGGCACGGTCGTCAAATCAATCGGAGAACCTAAGTTATTAACATCTATTGCGGTTTGTCCGAAAGAATCTGAATTAGATTTAATTCTATAACCCTTAAATGTAATTTCTTGTGTTTGGGTCTCTGCATTAAAAGTATGTCGTTCAAGTAATCGGTAAATATAACCGTCACGCTGAATATTGTCGCCGAATACAACATCAATCAAATCTCCATCGCTGTTATACTCAAGAGGGAAGTAGCATTCTGTTTTCGATACGGTAACGCCTAATCCTGTCGGCGTTGCATACGGTTTCAGTATGACCTCACCGTTGCAGACCTCGAAGCAGACATTATTAAGCTCTTTCAAGAACTTTTGATACTGCTCATCTATATATAAAGCCCTCTGACTACCCTCTACGTTGCTAACAAGCCCCAAAGCGGCACGGCTTGATATTTCGGAGTTAGCGGAATTCGCTAAGAACAGGCTCGGAACTTCGGGAGTATTCCAGTATCCTTTACCTTTTAGGATTTGCCGGAATCTAAGTTGATTTGCAAGCATTTCATCTGATATAGCAACTTTAATTCCGTATACGGTTTCAATTGATTTTTTGCTAATCATACCTTTAACCCAACCTATAAATTTTTGTATAAACACGGCTCACCCCGCTATTACTAAACTTTTACCCACTAATAAAATTATCCATACGCCTTGTAAAGCTATACTCCTTCGCATCGAGAGTGTCAATATCGGTTGTGCCATCGTCAAGACGTTCATATTTGATTTTTTTGCTGTCCCACATGGCATCGCACATGGCATCTACGACCGTCTCGCAACCGTCTGTATAAAAAAATCTGTTAGAACTTATAAGCCTTTCAGTTGTTCTAATCCGCTCAATGATATTGTCTTTGTAACATTCCCGCACACTCACGCAGGGGCTTGAAAGCCCAACAGCGTATTCAACGCCGTTTCCCAAGACTTGTTCGGCGTTATCCCAATAGAGATAATCACACCGTCCGAAGTCTTTTAATATGCCGCTTACGAAATCGGATGCGAATTTGTCAACATCTGTCGGCTTAGTTCCCTCAGCTTCGATGCGTTCCGACCGTAGGACAATCAGCGATTCATAATTTGGAGTGATACCTGTCGCCACGATTGCGTGACATGAACTCGAACCGCCGAAGTCAAGACCTATGTTGACTTCCATGAGTGAAATACCCGACATTTTCTTTTTTGAGTTCCCTTTTATTTCTTCAAGCGGTTTATAGTATTTTTGGGGATTATTTGCAAACAGCTTATATATAAGCCCCTCGGCAACGCATCGCTGTCCTAAAATGTCACGCTTATACCATATACTGTTTACATCATACTGGCTTTCAATTTCCGCTCGGCGTTGTTCGGTTATGCTCAAATTATCCATGAGCGTGAAATGCTCATAAAGATAACCGCCAAGAAATGCCTTTTTATACTTGTCGATATAATCAGTATATATTTTGTGTTTCGGGTGACAGGGGTTTAAGTCCCATAAAGTAAACGGTTCCTCTGCCGCCGCTTGCCTACCGAAAGCAACCTTTATGAAACTCTCACGGCTGTCATTGCTGTCGTAATGCTCGTTGATTTCCGTTGCAATCCATAAACCGTAAGAGTTACCGAGTATCCTTTTATAGCTGTCAGCTTTACCACCGCCGGAAAATATAACAATCTTTTCCCCGGTAGAAGTCTGTATGAATAATGCGTGATTTTCTTTGTATTTACCCCAACGGCAACGCCCACGGAATAGATTTTCAAGTCCGAATCCGTTACACGCACCAATATTTAACTTAGCATTGGGCATTGTAGAGCCGGAAGCGAGATGTATCTTGTCCTTGCATTTTTCTAGGTAAACGGCGGCGATAATGCAATGGTCAATCGTTTTTCCGCTTCTTATGCTGCCCTCGGCAACGCACATTTTATTCTTTAATGAATCGTTGATGTAGTTTTTATGCTTGTCGCTAAACGGCTTCCAGTTAATAATCTGTGTTTTAGTCACGTTTCAACAACTCCAATAAAGGGTTTAAATCCTCAATATCATTAACATCGCTCTTTTCGTGCTTCTCACGCTCCAGCTCTAACCGGGCGTTTTCGTAATCCTTTTTATGCTTATCCATCGGATTAAGCTCGAACCACCGCTCCAAGAACGCCAAAGAGTATTTGCGGTCAATCTTAATCTTTGCCCCATTCGCTCCGGTAATCTCCGAAATAACCGTGCCGTCCATATCAGACTTCAACCTAACAGCAGAAGAAACAATAGGCTTTGCTTTTCTCGTTTCGGGGTCGAATCCAACCTTTGGCTTTCCGTCCTCTGCCACGATGACATCTTCAATTTCAACGAATTCTAAAATATCAGCGAATGCAATCTTCATGTGGTATGCGACTAAGTCCTCACCTCCGACACAAAGTATAATTGCATTTTTTATCTTTTTTAGTCGTTTTATCTCATCTTGAATGTGGACATAAGTCAACAATCGAGAGCCGCATCTTTTCGCCGTATCATAATCACATTCGTATGCTTTCTCGTATGACCGAGTTGCATTGAATAAATTAACATGAACAAAACAAAAGCAAAAGTTTTTCTGTCTGTCATTGAGTTCCGTGTTTTCCTCAACTGCATCAAGAAGAATTTCGTCAACATTTTTTGAGGGACAATCTGCATTGGTTTTTGTCCTGTTTTGTTGTCCTGTCCTACTGTCCTGTCCTGTTGTCCTGTTTTGTCCTGTGATTGTTATATTTTTAGGCTTGGTGTCGTTGTTTGTCCATAGACGTTTTATCCACTTTCGGATTGTATCAGCCTTG